AGTACAATACGATGGACAATCATATGTAGCACTACAAGGTGGTGCAGATAAAAATCCTTCATCTCAAACATCGTATTGGTCACTTATGGTTTCAAAGGGTGCTTCTGGTGGAGATGGTGCTGCAGCAACAATTGCTGTAGGAACTGTCACTACACTCTCAGCTGGTTCTGCTGCAGCAGTTTCAAATTCAGGAACTTCCTCTGCTGCAACTTTAAATTTCAGTATACCAACAGGAGACAGAGGTGTGCCTGGAAATTTAACATGGCAAGGAGCTTGGAATTCTGGTAGAGAATATTATAAATTAGATTGTGTATATTATCAAGGAGGTTCTTATACCTCATTAAATACTAATATTAATATTGCTCCCACAACAACTACACATTGGGATCCAATGGCCTTACCGGCTGGTGGTTCTATGGGAGGTATGACTGATACAGATTTGGCATCTAGCTTAACTGATGCTGCAACATTAATATATAATAGTGAAGCAGGCAATTGGGAAGATAACAATGTCTTTGGAGTAGATAGAACTGCTCTGCAATTAGATGGAGGAACATTTTAAGGAGAAAATAAAATATGGCAACTTTAATAAAAATAAAAAGAGGCGCTGCTGCGTCTGAAACAGCCCCGAGTCAATTAGGTGCAGGAGAACTTGCAGTTACTTATGGAGATGCGGCTGGACAAGCTAATGGTGGTGATAGATTATATATAGGAAATTCACCAGGCAACGCAAATCTAGTTATAGGTGGTAAGTATTTTGCAGATCTAATGGATCATGTACATGGTACACTTACTGCGAGTTCTGGATTGATTGCAGATTCCAGTAGTAAACTGGATAACATTAAGGTCGATAATTTAGACCTCAACGCAAATACACTTTCTACTACGAATACTAATGGGGAATTAGTACTTAGTCCTCATGGTACTGCTGGAGTGGGAATTCTTGCTGGGGATAGTTCTACTTCTGGTGCATTAAAATTGTATGAAGGTTCTACAAATGGATCTCATTCCATCACAGTTAAAGCTCCAGCTGCAGTTACAGCAAATGTTACTTTAACATTGCCTGATGGTGATGGTGATGCAAACAATATGTTGACTACAAATGGAAGTGGAGTACTTGCTTGGTCATCTACAGTAAATGGAACAACTGGAACATTTTCAGGTGCAGTTTCAGGAACATCTGGAACATTTACTGCTGCTGTTTCGGGAACAACTGGAACATTTACAGGTGTTGTCGATGCTGAAGTAGGGGCTCATGGTGCAAATGTTACGATGGGTATTGATGGTACAGGAGAATTATCTACCAGTACTGGAAATTTAACGATAGATTCTCAAGGAGGTACAGTAACAGTTGATGATAATCTTACCATTTCAGCAAGTAAGACAGTCGATATGGGTGCAAATAGGGTCACAAATATTGCAGATCCCTCTAGTGCTCAAGATGCAGCTTCAAAAGCATATGTTGATGCAGTCAAAACAGGACTTGATATTAAAGATTCTTGTACTGTTGCAACTACTGCTGATGATACAGGATTGACATATGCCAACGGCACAGCAGGTGTAGGAGCAACATTGACCAATGATGGAAATGAGGTATATGCTGTAGATGGAGTAAACCTTACTCTTAATATGAGAGTACTTGTTAAAGACCAATCTCCAGCAACTGAAAATGGTATTTACTATGTATCTACTGCTGGTGCAGGTGGTGCAACTTTAATATTAACAAGAGCTCTAGATGCAAACCAACCAGCAGAACTAACTGGTGGATCTTTTACTTTTGTTGAACAAGGAACTACTCAAGCAGAAAATGGATATGTATTCACTCATAATGGAGAACCTACATTTGGTTCTGGTAATACTGATTTGACTGTTGCACAATTTTCAGGTGCAGGACAAGTTATTGCTGGAAATGGACTTACAAAATCTGGAAATACTATTAATGCTGTTGGTTCTACAACTATTCGTGCAAACGCTGATACTCTTGAGGTTAAGAGTACAGGAACCGCTGGACAAGTTTTACGTTCTACTGGAACTGCAAATGCAGCCGCAGTTTATGGTCAGTTAGACCTTGCAAATTCAAATGCAGTTACAGGTATTGCAGCTGTTGCAAATGGTGGAACAGGAGTAAATACAATAGGTGCAAATCAATTAATGACAGGAGATGGTACTAGTGCAGTTAATTTAATTGCAGTTGGAACTTCTGGAATGGTATTAGTAAGTGCTGGAGCTGGGACTGATCCTTCATTTAGTCATGTTGATGGAGGTACATTCTAATGGCTACGGTGATTAAATTAAAAAAATCTGAGACAGCATCTTCAGTACCAGATACAGGAGATCTTGTAGTTGGGGAAGTTGCAATAAATACAGTAGACCAAAAAATATATGTAAGAGACTCTAGTGACAATATTGTTACAGTCGCAAATAAAGGGGAAACTCTAGGAACAGTTTTAGCAATGTCAGTTGCTTTAGGATAAAGGATAAATTATGGCTACGCCAGCTACAAAAGATGGTCTTAAAGAACATTGTTTAAGAGCATTAGGAAAACCAGTTATTGATGTCAATGTAGATCCAGACCAATGTGATGATCGTGTTGATGATGCACTTCAATATTTTGCAGAGTATCATATGGATGGTGTTGAGAGAATGTATCTCAAATACAAGATGACTTCTGCACAAATTACTAGAGGTTCTACAGATTCAACTACTAATGTAACAGATACAGTAGATAATACAGGTGGTGCATATGCTTGGTTAGAACAAAAGGTTTGGTTGCCATTACCAGCTCCTGTAATTTCTGTATTAAGAATCTTTCCAATTACAGACCAATCATCTTCAGCTATGTTTGATATGAAGTATCAGATGAGGTTAAATGATTTATGGGATTTTACTTCCGCATCTATGATTAACTATCAAATGTTACATGAACATTTGGATTTTATAGATCATTTGATGACAGGTGAAGTACCAATTAGATTTAATCAACATCAAAATAGACTTTATTTAGATATGGATTGGCCAAATGAAATTCAGGCCGACAACTATTTTATTATTGAATGTTATAGAAAATTAGATCCAACAACATACACAGATGTATATAATGATATATTTCTTAAAAAATATGCAACTGCACTTATTAAAAAACAATGGGGTGCGAATTTAATCAAGTTTAATGGTGTGTCAATGCTTGGTGGTGTTCAAATGAATGGGGAAACAATCTATACTCAAGCTGATGAAGAAATAAAACTACTGGAAGAACAACTCCTTAATGGATATGGACTCCCAGCGGACATGATGATAGGATAAGATGCCAACAAATGTATATTTTGATACAGGTACAACAGCCGAACAAAGATTATATGAGAACCTAATTATTGAACAACTTTCAGTATTTGGGCAGGATGTATATTATCTTCCTAGAAAATTGGTTAATGAAGATACTTTGTTTGGTGAGGATGCTTCAAGCTCTTTCAATGATGCATACATTATAGAAATGTATCTTGATAATATAGAAGGCTATGAGGGTCAAAAAGAAATGATGACCAGATTTGGTCTGGATATACAGGATGAAGCTACATGGGTAGTTTCTAAGAGAAGGTTTGAACAACTAATATCCTTAGACCAAAATTTGATTGTAAGTACTCGCCCAAATGAGGGTGACTTGATTTATTATGCTAAATCAAAAAAACTGTTTGAAATTAGTTTTGTTGATCACGATGATCCGTTTTATCAACTAGCTAATTTACCTGTATTCAAATTACGATGTCGTACTTTTGATTACAGTCATGAAGATATGGCAACTGGTATCTCAGAGATTGATGATATTGAAACATCACATTCTTTAGATGCACTTGAATATCAAATTATATTAGAAGCTGGAACTGATTCAGGAACTAATTATTTAATAACCGAAGATGGAGATTGGATTGTAAGTGAATCATATAGTGTAGATACTGTAGACACTTCTTCTGACTCTGATTGGTTTGAGACTCAAGGTGATTCGATACTTGATTTTTCAGAAATGAACCCATTTGGTGAGGTAACATAATGCTTGGAAGTACTTTTTATCACGAAACTTTAAGGAAGTGTATAGTAGGATTTGGTACACTTTTTAACGACATTCATATTATTAGAAAAGATAGTTCTGGTAATACAATACAATCTATGAAAGTTCCACTTGCATACGGAGCGAAACAGAAATTTCTATCAAGATTGACAGAAGATCCTAGTTTAACAAAAACAGTTGCAATTACTCTACCAAGAATTGGTTTTGAGATTGGACAAATTGCATATGATGCTACAAGAAAATTAAATAAGATTCAAAAAGTAAAGAAGGCTGGTTCTGCTGGTAATAAGGTGGATACTCAGTATATGCCAGTTCCTTATAATATTGACTTTGAATTATATGCAATGTCAAAGAATAGTGATGATGCATTGCAAATAGTAGAACAAATTTTACCATACTTTCAACCTGACTATACGATCACTATCAACGATATTGTTCAGATGAGTAGTAAGAGAGATGTTCCTATAGTATTAACAGGAATTTCTTATGAAGATAATTATGCAGGAGAATGGACAGAAAGACGAGCAATTATCTATACAATGTCCTTTACTGCAAAATGTTACTTGTATGGGCCTGTCATTACTGGTCAGGTTGTCACAAAAGTACAAGTAGATCAATATACAGATTCTTCTACTGCCGCTCCGAAACGAGAACAAAGACTTACTGTTACTCCAGATCCAGTTTCCGCTGGTATGGATGAAGATTTTGGATTTAACGAAACCTCATCTTTCTTTGAAGATGCAAAAAATTATAATGTAGAGACAGGACAGGATGAGTAATGGAAAAAATCAACGAAATTCTAGGGATTGCAGATAAAAAAACGGTTGCCTCCACACACCAAACCGTTACTGTGATTCCTAGACCACAAACAAGTGAAGAAGATGAAGATGATTTCAAATATAGTCGAGAAAATCTTTATCATATAATAGAACGTGGTCAGGATGCTCTAAGTGGTATTCTGCAAGTTGCACAAGAAACAGACCATCCTAGAGCTTATGAAGTTGCAGGACAACTCTTAAAGACTAATGCTGAGAACACAGAGAAGCTAGTCAATCTCCAAACCACTAAAAAGAAACTCAAAGAAACAGATCAACCTCAGCGTGTTACTAATAATAATTCTTTATTTGTTGGTTCTACACAGGAACTTCAACAACTAATTAAAAATAAAAAGTAATGCCAGATATATATCGTGATAACCCGAATCTAAAACGGGCTAATGTTCAAATTGAGTTTACCAAAAAACAGATACAAGAATATCAAAAGTGTTGGGAAGATCCTGTATACTTCACAGAAAATTATGTCAAAATAATAAGTTTAGATAAGGGTTTGATACCCTTTAAGCTCTATAACTTCCAAAGGCAGATGATGTGGACTTTCCACACGGAGAGATTTACCATCTGCAAACTTCCAAGACAGTCAGGAAAATCCACCACAATAATTGCATACCTACTTCACTTCTGTCTTTT